TGTTTCTTTATTGCAGCGATATTTAGTAATCCAGCTGCAGTGGCTATTCCTGCAGCAAGAGGCGCCAGGATCTGATTTGCAGGATAAGGAGCACCTTTCAAAGCAGAAGTATAAGCACTCATTGCACCAATCAACATTGTTGCTGTCGCTTGTGCAATCTCCATTTTCATTTGCTTTTTATTATACTTCGTTTTGATTTTCGCAATATCTTTTTGCTTCTTCTCTTCGAGTTTCTTTTGCTTAGCTGAATTCCTGCCTGCAGCATTGATAAGCTTATCGTACTTCTTTTCTGTAACCCGCTGTTCATAGTCAGATTGCGCAGCCCAGTACGATGACATTGCGTTCATGATCGGCTGAATAGCATCCATTGCAGCCTGCATCTTATGCACCATGCCCTCACCAAGGTCACCGGTAGCATTCAGCATCATTTGCATAGCTTCCTGATGCGAAATGACACCATCTTGCTCCATCTTTTTTATAGTAGCCCATGATGTAGCAAAGATATCAAGATCCTTTGTCATGAAATCAATCACAGAACTACCTTCGCCATGCTGATCCTCGTAGTCAGCTTCAGCATTATTTCTCACCGTGCGATATTTTGTATCGACGTAGTCACGTTGAGTTCTTCCTTTAGAGTTCTTCAAGTTCACTTCAGAAGCCTCTTCTTCGTACTTTGCGTTAATCAATTTACGCATTTCCTGATATTCTTTCTCCTTAATAAGCTTCTTCTCATAAAGCGTTTGCAATCCCATAAGTTCAATTTGTTGCTGTTGCTTGACATCTTTGCGCCCCCATTGTTCGCGGTATCGTGACAACAATTCCGCGAAATGGCGCTGTTGTTGAATGCTATGTTCAAGTTCAGCACGCTCCATTTCGTCCTTTGCATCAAGCCACTCTTCCGAGCCCTCACGCAAAGCAGCGATGCGGTCAGCCATAGCCGACATATCAATTTCATAGAGACGCTCATTTAGTGCCTCTTCATTCATATATATATCAGAGTTCACATTCAGGAAATCAGCATGGGCCTGCGCAACCTCTAACTGATTACGCTTAACAATATCTTTCAGCAAGAACTTGTTATGTGCACGCGACATTTCTTCCTCCTCTCGCATGCGGTCATCACTCAGCTGACGATACTCTTCATTATATTTCTTATAAATAGCGATTTGGTCATCAATGCCTGCAATAGCAATACGATGCTGGTCGTTAACAAATTGCCTATCCGTCTTTAGCCCTGCAGCAACAGCAGCAATATTCTGCGCCTGCAATTCATCTGTATGTGCCTTAGCAGCCTTTAACTCTGCAAGCATAGCGCGTTTCTGTTCAGCCTTTCGCCTACGTTCTTCAGCCTCACGCTTTTTCTTTGCCTTTTCATCTTCACCTCCGCCTGAAGGGTCAAAGGTCCCACCTGTAGTTTTCTTTTCTTCGTTTGTTTGTTTCGCAATCTCGCTAAGCTTATCTGATATTTTTTTGTTTATATCTAATATTTGTTGTTCTTCTTTTATTCTCCTTACATTATTAAAATGTATCTTTTGATAGTGTACATATTGAAGATATTGTTCCCTCGAAATTGTTTTCAATTCACCGACCTCTCCGCCATTCTTATCTAATTTTTCCATGACGTATTTATCCCCATCTACATATCTGAGCCCATAATCAGCGGAAAGTCCTATTTGTTTCATTTTCTTTCCAATAAAGGCCTGATTACCCTTTCTATGATTCAATATATCTTCATGATCAAGGCTTTTTGCTTGAATTTCGGTAAGTTTATTGAATGCAGCTTGAGCTTTAGCAGCTTTGATAAGGTTATCACAATAATCATCAAGAACCTTTGAATTGCTATGTATCAGCAACCCTTCTTTTGTCAATGCTCCGTGATATTCAGGAACAATACTTTGTATTTCTTCTAACGCTTTTTTACGGTCTTTCAACTTCTCTTTGTTATCCGTCAGCGTCTTGCGCAACAACTTCATACGTGTGATTTCTTCAGAAGTTGTTTTATTCGCTTCTTGTGTAACCTCATTCATAGCTTTTTGCGTAGCAAGCATTTCTTTTACAGCTGCAGTATTTTTCTGCATCTGTTCATTTTGACTTTTGAAATAGCTTACAAGCTTGTAAATTGCATATCCAAGCGCTATTACAACCGTTAATATCGCTGTATAAGGATTGGTCAGTGAAGCTGCTCTCATTACTTCTAATGCAGCCTTAGCCTTTGATATCTGTCCCGTCAAAAGGAAAAAAGCTATTTTAAGCGTATTGATTGCAGCAATTCTCGCTTTCGTCCAAATCACGCTTACCTTTTGCAAGGCAAGGAGTGCATGTTCTTTCACATACCACGCATATACAGCTATAGTTCCTGCTTTATATGTAGCAGTAAGGACAGCGACTACTGTAGTTAATGCAATAATGCCCTTGATATGCTCCTTACCGAAATTAATGAGTGTAAACAACACCTTAACAAGAACACTTCCTGTTGTAATTGCATACCGTGCAACCGGCATAAGCTCTTTACCTAATTCAATACGCATTTCCTTGAATTTCTTAGAAGCAATATCCAGTTTCGCCTGTTCGGAGGACATCTGCGTGTTGAACTCGTTGAGCACACTTGTACCACTCGCGTAAGCCTGATTAGCAAGCACCTGCGCTTTTTTAACGTCATCAAGTTTGTCTGCCATGACCGAGAGCACACCTACAGAGCGCGAGCCGTCAAGGTTCATCTTTTCAAACATCGGAGCCAACTGCGCGAATCCTCCTTTCGCTTTCATTGCAGCGAAGAAGCGCATCAACGCCTCATTTGCATCAGTCTTCAGAAGTTTAGAGAACTCCTTAACATTCTGCCCAGCAAGCTTCGCGAATTTTGCAGGGTTCTGGAACATCTTGCTAATCAACCCGCTCATTGCCGTAGCAGCCGTTTCGTCCTGCTGCATATTCTGATCAAGAACAGAAGCATAGCTCATAATCTGTTGCTGTGATAATTTCGCTTGTTTACCTACACCGGCAAGACGTGCGGTAAAGTCAACAAGATAGCTACCTGCAGCCGAAGAATTTTGTGCAAGTTCATTGACAACAGAACCGGTTGCCAACATCGCTCCACGCAAGCCCTTAGTCTTATCTTCGCCAAACATTTGGGCGAGCTTGCCGATATTTTTAACAGCATCCTCACCAAGATCATCGCCCAACGCGACGTTAATTTTATCCGCTCCGTCGACAAATTCCTCAACTGCCTGTTTCGTGTGAATACCCAGTCGCCCAGCATCTTGTGCAAGTTCATTGAGTTTCTCGCGAGGAGTACGAGTATTCATATTCTTAAAGGTTTCGTTCATCTCCTCAACCTCCTGTTTCGTCTGCCCTGTGTATTTCTGAACGTTAACAAGTTCTTCATCCATTTTCGCAAATTCACTGACACACTGACGCACTGTCAATGCGACACCCGACAAAGAAGCGACAGCAGCTATCGCCATGCCTTGCATTTTGTTGAACCAATCAGCAGTACGGTTAATCCAGGATTGTTGCGCCCTACCCTCAAAGTTCACCTTAGCGAGTTCAGTACGTAAGCGCTTAGCCTGCTCCGACATCTGCTTAAATTCCGCGGTACCACGATCCATGTGCCGCAAGTTCTCGTTGATGATCTTAATAGAATATTGCAGTTTATCCACGGAAGCATGGTCAAGTGTTCGCAAGGTATCATTAACAAGCTTCGTTTCTCGCTGCACTGTGCTCATGTCCTTATGTGCCTGCTTAATCTCATCATCGTATTGATCGATAAGCTGATTAACGCGTTTCTGCTCAGATTCTATTTTTAGAATTTGGGCCTGAACCTCTTTCAGTTGACTAACTGAAGTAGCATAAGAAGTTGACGATGGATCTTGATTGCTAACTTGTTGCTTCAAATAACTTTCAGCTTCGCGTAACTTATTCAAAGAAGCGTGACCGATATTTGACATAACATTACGCAAATTGAGCATGCCAGCCGAAAGCGCTTTCGCCTCTTCTGTAGCCCCACGTTCAGCCTGCTTGAATTCATCAATACGCTCCTTGCATCGTTGTATCTGTACAGCAATTTCAGCATAAAGATTTTCGTCATTCGTCTTCTTCTGCTGCCTTTTTAGAGAACGCACAGCCTTTTCAAGTTGCTCGACGCTGCTGCTATCGATGTGCTTCAACGTTTCAACGACGCTCATTGTCTGATTTTTGAAAAGCTTCAGTTCATGTTCCGCTTTCGATAAATCTTTTCCGAGCGATGCAAAAAGTTGCATGTCATTTGCCTTAAAAGCCTCATTACGCTTCTGTTTAAGCGTATCAACGACTTTCTGCAATTCAAGGAGACGATTCTTCGCCTCCTCTGAATTCAGCTTAACAGTAGTTGTATAAACCTCATTGTAGCCAGCCATATCAATCTATATTAAGATAATTACTATAAGTTATTTTAGAGTGAGGGTTGTAGTTCACAATCTTAATCTTATACCCCTTAGTCCCCCACTTCCAAAATAGAAATTTATGCTTATATTCGCGTATCACAAAAGTAGAAAGAGAGTCACGCACATGGTAGGAGAGTAAGCTATCACGTAGCGAAAACTTGAATTGTACCCACTTATCGTGATAAGAAAACACACTATCACGCGGAGCAAGCTTTACAGAGTCACTTGCATGAGTAGCAACATCCGACTGAGCAGCGACATCACGAGGCTTCACGTCTAATTCTTTCAGTAGCTTTCTATTTGCGAACTCGCGCTTGTACGCATGCTTACCGATGTTCGAGGCAGGTTGTGTGACGGCGGTACTGCTGTCGTGTAACACCTCGCTAACAACAGACTTATAAGTACGAGCATGGGCCAACTGCGACTGCAATTCTTTAACCTCATATTGCTTTCTTATCCAAGCCGGATAGACAATAATTGCAGTCGCAATAAGAATCAGTACACCTACAAAAAAAGAAAAATATCTTTCTTTAAGATAATTCAAAATTTTCATATTAACCTCCTAAACTATAGATGCAACAATATCTATCATTCTACATAATGTACGTGAATAAAGAGGGTCAGTAGCATACATTCCCCCTTTCTTATCAGAGATACGTTTCGCAAATTCCTTCGGATATAACCGATAAGGCCACGCATCCGCATAAATCTGCTTTTTGAAAAGCGCATTATGATCCTTCAATCCCTCTTCAAGTGTCGCGTAATCACGGAATAGACGCTTACATTTATACACGTAACGCCCACCATTCAGCGGAGTAACAGAAATAATGCATTCAGGCGCGTTAAATTGCTTGTTAGGAGTAGAGAATACCTCGCGAGTAGTGACCAATTGACGTTTGCCAGTCCAGGAACTCCCCACCGTCATACCGAAAAGGTTGTTACCAATCGCACCCTTGCCCCACCCACTTTCCAACATCGCTTGCGCCGTTGTAAATAAAGGAGATACACAATTATCTTTATCTTTTAAGTAAAGTGCACAAGCAGCAGCATATACAGCTTTACAAAATACTTTTTGTTGATAAGTCATAATTATTTCGATTGAATGTTTAGAAACTCAGACAAAAAAGGAATTTTCTCAACCCATTTTATTCGTAAAATATAGTAAATAAAAGCAACGATATACCATGCTGCCGTTTCAGGCTTGAAAATTTTCTTAAGATTCTTCAAAATATTTAGCCCATAGAAATACATCGCAAGGTAGGTTATCATACTAACGCATTGTTGTGCCTGCACACACTGCTCCTTTAACTTACCTATCTCAAAAATAGAGAGGCAAAGCACAAAGAAAACGGCAGCTTCAAGTCCACAACGGCCCGCTTTTTTAATATCAAAATCTTCATGATTTGCAATCATACCTGAAAGATATCCAAAGACGAAGTTAAGGACGAAAATGAGCGAAAGTGTTTTAAGTTCAGGCTCAATAGGCTTCATAAATGCAAGCAATGCAAGCGTAACACTTATGATAAATTCTTTTATTTTTTCAAACATCATAACAGTAATAATTTATAAAACAATTCAAAGATACGCGCAAAAAAGGCTGGGTAAAAATACAATATATCCCTGCGCCAATTTCACACGAAATCAGCACAGGGATATAATAAGGTCAAGTGTGACACTCTACTTTGTCATCCATGCCAGCTTTTCAACCTCTTCAAAGGTCTTATCAGACAATTTGAAAGCTTTAAGCAACTCTTCTACATCGATTTCGACAATATCAACTTTCACTTCCTTTTCAGCAAGTTCTTTGAAATACTCCTGACCTTTCTTATTCCACGCAGCGAACCACGCATTTATCTCTGCGATTTCGTGCTTTTCGGCCTCGGTTAACTCTCGTGCTTCTCCCTTGACCTTACGCTCAACTTCCTGCGCTTCTTTTACACGCTGCTGCATCTTCTCAAAATCTTCATCTTGAAGAGTTGCGCGCACTTCCTCGATATCTTTGTCGTAAGCCTCCGAGACAGGGCGCAAAGCTTTGAGGTTCTTCCACACTGCGAGCATGGCTTCATCGCTCATGCCTGCAACTTTCAACATCTTCAGCATTCTGTAGGCTTCAACTGCTTTAATCGTTTTTATTTTCATTTTTACTAAATTACTTTGTTATTTACTTTTCTTTAGCTTCTTCTGTACTGACTGTACCGAGCTTCGCTGCATTTGCCTTGCAATACTTTACAAATTTTGTAACATCTGTAATAGCTGCAATAATCTCATCTTCGTCTGTTGTAAGATAACTGATGTTGATACCTCCGAAATGTGCGAAAGTTGCGAGCTGTTTATTTAGATCCTCGTTACTGCTAACGCTGCCATTTTCGATATTCGCATACTTATCGCTTTCAACAGAAACTATCGCCTTAATAGTTGTACTTGCGCCTACTGCTTCAACACTTGCCTTGAAGCCGGCAATTGCTTTTACTTTTACATCCATAGTTATTTAATATTATTGATTTGTGAATAGGTTTAATTCTTTAATGTAGGTTTCTTCCGTTACACTCATAAAAGTATATTCTATTTTGTATCGTTCTTCAGAAGCACGTTTATCAAACATGTGAGTATACTTCGTACCAGCCTCGACATCTGTAAAGGTAAATGCCTGTTCTCCCATTTTGATAGGAGAGCCTGTTTCGCTTGATGCAAATCTTAAAATGATATAGAAATTCTCATTGTTAGATCTCCGCACATAGTTATCTTTTATTTCTACATCTACTATAATATGCCCTCTAATATCCTCACGCGCTTTGATAGTGAAGTAGTCATTTATGTGCTGTGCTTCAGAAACAATTTCTACAACTGACGGTCTGAAGTCATGTATCGTGTAGAATGTTGCCTGCACGGGAGGTGTGTTGAATGCAAGCGTAGAGGAGCAGAGGAAGACATAGGCTTTATAGTTACCCGTTGCGAAAACCACGCCCTGCATTTCCACGCTTGTTCCCCCGTCTTTCAACGCTTTGTCTGAAGTTTTGAAATAGACAATCTGCCCTGCTGCATTTTTCAGTGCAAGCCCAAAATAAGCCTCTGACAATTTACCGAATTCCTGCAGCGTCAGTTCGTTTTCCGTACCGAGACTTTTTATCATCATCGTAGCGAATACGCTGCCATTTTCATTTGTCTTACTTGCGACAAAAGGCCTTTTGAAAGGCGCAGTCGCAGCATGCTTGTAGCCTACGAAATCAGATAGCCGGTAAGGACACGCAAAGGTAGAGCCTACTTTTACACGCGACCAGTTACTTTGTCCTTTGTCGTATAATTCTGTTAAGCTTTGTAAAGTGCTGCTGTGTGCTATTTTTATACCACATATCCCTACACCCTCAAAGTCTGCTCCTCTATACCACGTTGCATTGTCACGCCATTTCCTGTTGTCAAAATCAAACTCATCTGAGGTGAAAGGCTTATTTAATTCTACAGGCTTGTATTTAGCCCACATATTTATTTTATCACTCCTGCATAACGTTGCAAGGTCATTGCTTGTTTCGCCGAGCGCAGTCTTCACATCTGTAATTGTGACAGGTGCTTGGATGATGCCGTTTACAATGCTCATACTATGCCTCCTTTCTCTTTATAACAGGTAACACCACCTGTCGCATTAAGAGAACCCTTAACGAGAAGATCACCATTGACAATTAAATCACCATCTACTACGCCGTTTTTGGGGATAAAGTGCCTTAATACTTCTTTTTCTACTGTCACAGTCTTGACTATCGTCTTTACCGTGCACACACCAAACACCTCGGCTAACCACTTTATTAATCTCTTCATGCTAATTATGTTTTAAAAGTTCGACTTCGTTTTCAAGTTCTCTTACCCGTTTTTTTAACCGCTCAACTTTATCATCAACTTGTACAGCTGCCCCAAGCGCGAGCGCAATAAGTCGCGTGTCAAGGTAGTTAAGCTTCAAATAGCCGTCAGCGTTCGTGTAAACTATGCTCTTCAATGCACTATCTTTCACGCTCTGCGCAATGAATCCTATGCCGTGCTCACCGCTATCTTTGTAATCGAACTGCCACGTACCACCGAGCGAGCGAATTATCCGCATACTATCAACCTGCTTGATATTCGCTTTCAAACGCCTATCTGACGTTGTGTAAGCTGTTACGCCACCCTGTGCCAGCACATTTCCTGAGAAAGTTGCATTCCTGTCAGGAGTGATAACAAGTGCGTCCTGCCAACCATTGTTATACACGTTAAAATGCAACTCACTACCCATAAAAAGCGTGTAAAGTGGTCGGTCGTTGCAACCGAGATAAACGACATTAGAATTAGAGATAAATAGCGCACGTTGATTATGTCCCTCTTTATCTCTTAAGTTAAGCCCTATATTATTCGCAAGACTTAAATATCCGTCAATGGTGAGATTGCCATAGACTTCGCTACCACTTTCGTGGAAGCGAGCAATAAGTGTACTGCTGTCCCTCGTAATACCGAAGCCCAGACTATTGTCAGCACCTCCGCGGATATTACCTATCTGATAGTGCGTGCCATACCACGCGAAATCGAGCGCGTGTCGAATTGCAGCAGCCGTAACAACAGTATTCTTTATAGCACTATTGTTATTTGTTATTGTCTTAATATCACAATTCTCTGTACCTACAAGCAGGATTCTATCGGCAACTCGTGCAGTACCTTTTATATTCAGTTTGTAAGGCGAATCTTTTTCAGTATCTCCGATAACAACATTGCCGTTGTTCAAGATGCTGAAAACATGCTTCGCTGCATTATTCCACAGGAAAAATCTCGTCGGATAACCACCGAATACCCAATCATTTCCACCAGCACACTGACACCTGTATGAACTCTCGCCGCCTGCAGATATCAGCCTCACACCAGAATAGCCATCATGCTTGATAGTAAGCATTCCATCAACATTTCCTGTTCCATCGAAACTTTGTCCCCATAGCAGCCGGCTGTCCTTTAATTTTGTTGCTGATGCAGCGTTACTATTAAGGGGTAGATACTTGCCTAACACAACATCATCTTTTAATTGTGAGAGTTTAGTTAGGTTCTTTTCGTCCCATATTTTTATCCACTTCGCATCTTTGATTTGCTTGCCATCAGCTTCATTCTTACGATAATATATGCTTTCATTTCGCTGCGTAGGGAGTGCGAGTTGACTAATCCAGTTCACGCTGTCATTTTTAGACCAGTCCATCGAAATGATATGTCTCCAATCATCGCCAATTCCGCTCTTTGTAGTCATCACAGCATAATAGCCCGACACGTCAGGTGCAAAATTGACTTCTCTGTGCGTCTTGAATGTATCGACGATACCGTAACCGTCAATGGTTGTGGGTTTGTTTGTCAATGCAGAAAAAGCATGTGTGTGCGATATGCCTGCAGCGTCTGTGATGCCGTACCCCTGCAGGGTGTTAGGTTTACCTGTCAAGGAGGCAAAAGAGTGCGAATGTGCTGCAGGATTGAACTCATTCGGCTTACCTGTGATTTCATTCCAGGCATACGAGGGCTTCGTCGCAGCCTTAGCCCAGGTGGGCACATCGCTGGCGGGCATTGAAGCAGGCTTATTCTTGATGATTGCCCAGTCTACCGAGGTCAATGCACCACCCACAACTTTCTTCAATCGCTCATGAAGGTCGTTACCGAGGAACGCAGAGGGGACGGCTGCTGCTTTTGCGGTAGTATAGTCACTCCAGCGGTCCAGGCGTTCATAGCTTGTACCGCCACTTTCGCTACCTCCACCTTGCGCGGAGCCTGCACCGAATGCCGTCAATCCACCTGTAGCATATAAATTTGCTTTCTTATCACTGCCTGAAACTCGCGTCAGTGCCAATGCACCATTTTTCTCATCATAGCTGATTTTGATGTCGCCGATAGTGAGAGGGCCGTCGACCTTTCCGTCGTGAATTTTTTGGCCCCAAAATGACACAGAAGAAGCGAGATCGGTCATGGTCAAGACTTTTTCTCCTCCAACCTTGAGCTTATCTTTTACAACATCTAATTCGTTGAATATACCTTTACCCCAAATCGTCAAGTCAGTGACTGACAAGTGATATTTTCCGTCTTCCCGTTGCGTGATACCAAAGCCTGCCTGTTCAGACGGGTTAAAGTTAGCAGAACGCAGGAATTTAGCAAGCGTAACAGAATTTAGTCGGGCTTTTCCGTCGCCGTCTATATCAAATAACTTTCCTATTTCTATTCCTTTAAGGAAAGTAACAACCTCTTTTGTTTCATCTTTCTTATCTTTGCTGATAAAGCTACCTTCGCCACCGGTATATTTTTGAAGCTGCTCGATAAGGTCTGCCGTGTCGTTGAATGCACCACCGACACGCTTAGCTGTATTTTCTCCTGCCAACACAGCATTAAAAATCAGCGTAGCCTTTGTTCTTAAATCTTCAATCGTTGTCATCAATCACCTATTGCATGAATTCTCAATCTCGTTCCTCTCACTTTCCCAACTTCGCTGTTTTCACATCGTCCTTTGTTGAGGCTTGCAAGATAAGCAAGACACGTGCTTAGATATTCTTCCGCCACGTTCATGACATCATTATACCTGCGTACCCTGTTCTTATCGTCGCTACGCTCTGCATAGCTGTCATTATGCTGCATCAACCCCGTGCGAGTAAGGATAGTGCCATCCGACATCATCATCTTTGCATATGTAAAGTAGGAGAGTGCAGCCTTAAGCCCTACGCATTGCTTCAGCTCTCCCTTTCTGTTTTCATATTCACCACCGCAAAGCAATATCTTGTTTTCATCTCCCAACTGATTTCCTTCACCGCACAGTTCCTTAAATCGCTTCAGTCCGATTGCAGGGATAATAACAGTATCTTCACATTCACGGATAAAAGTTTCCACGTCCTCATCTTCAACGTGACGTGAAATAGGGCGTACATACGCTTTCAATTCTTCAGCGCTCAATATGTGCTTTCTATTCTCCATTTGTTTTGTCGTTATTTTCTGCACTGATATATTTCATCGGTTTAATCGAAAAGTCACGAGGTATAGCAACATCATGCCAGCTGCCGAACACCCTCGTAAATGCACGCTCAATAAATCGCTGTTCTGTCGTCACCTCACCTGCATAGTATTCATAAGCGTCCTGCATAACCTGCCCAGAGAACCCCAATTTGCCGATACGGATAGAGTAGAACAGCTCCTGATGAAACTGTGAATAAATCCTCTCGATAACACTTTCGTCAGTCGTGGCAAACTCTTTGTCAAAGTTCCTGATCGGGAACGGTACGACCTTCGGTTCGTCTTCGTCATTTTCAAGCTCAACATATAATATTTTAGAGCCTTTCGTGTCGCCCTGGAACTCTTTCAAGTCCTCGTC